TCATAATGATGCAATTTCATCCATTCTGGCTTAAAAGGGGCACTATCAGGAGATTGAGCAATATTCATATATTCCTGATAGAACCCATTAATGTTCCCGACAGAACGATATTCCTCTTCAATTTGAGTAATACGTTCATGTGGGAATCTTTCAGGCCAGATTGGTTCGCCATCTTCTGTAGTGATAGCATACCAGAGCACATTCCAAGCGGAGCTTTCCTTTACCCAATATAGAAAGCAATCTTCAGAAATAACCGTACCTATCATTACGATTTTTCCATCATCTGATAGTGATGGTATAACAGCTTCTGTCATCCATCGACGATTCTTAACCCTAGCCTCGATTGTAAATGCATTAAGCTCGGATTCAAAATCATCAACTATAATCAAATTAGGCCTAGTATCGCCCTCGATGAAACCACGAACACGTTGTCCAGTACCAACTGCGACAATTCTCGTGCCGTTGCCCAGCACTATGTCAGTGTTGGTCCAACGCTTTGCGGTATTTGCTCCAAGCTCTCCAAAGAGTTCTCGGAATTTCTCGGAATGATTTAAGTGAAACTTGATTCTTGATAAGAAGTTGATTGATTGCGCTTGGGATTCAGAGATGATGACTATGAATAAGTCTTCGTCACTCCGCTTGAATGCAGCCTTCCAGAGCGGATATATTAAACTTGTAGTTGTGGACTTGGCAGTACCCCGGGGAGCAGCAATGGCGGCCCTGGTAACAGAAGGGTCAGACAAGTTCTTGTAGATATCGTGGTGAAAAGGTGGTATTTCTTTACGAAGAGCAGTAGGAAAGCAAATACGGCCAAAAAGAGCCATATTCTTATATAATTTCTCATATATCTTCTTTCTTTCATATTGTTCTTCATAATCCATTATCTAAGGCCATTTCCTCCACGCCTACGTTTCTTGTCTCCTTTACCTCCGCGTCTACGCGCCTCTATCCGTAATTCCGAAAATTCGGGATTTTGAAATTGTAATTCCGAAAATTCGGGATTTAGTAATGTTGAGAATAACAAAGCTTTAATCATCTTCCTCCTTAGGTTCTGTAGTAGTTCTAGTAGCAATAAGATGCTGTTCTTCTTCTCTAAGCTCATCAATAAGCCTAGATGCACTACCAACCTCTAGTTTATCTACAGTTTTAACCATATCCTTGTCTTTCATACCATGAAGTTCCTGTAGATTCTCTACAACTCGTAAAAGGTTAGAAACATCTTTCTTTGTCTTGGCAAGTTCAATAGTTTCTTTCATAAGCTCAAAGGTATAATCCTCTGTAAGCTTGTGGTCTTGCAATAGTTTTTGCCTTTCCTCTCTTACCATTTTCTTAAAAACCTCCGATTTCATTGTACGTTTCCATTTACGCCTCTCACTGTCTGTTACTGCCCCTAATGCCCATTCAATGGCAAGGTCATAGTCTGGTTTAATCGCGAACATAGCAGACAAGTTCTTCATCTTGTCTTGCCCAGACTGTACTTCTATGTAGCTTTTCCCTGTAAAAGTTGTATTAGTTTTTCTACCCCGGACTTTAAGCCGTTTTGACGGATACTTCGGACTAAAAAACGTATAGCCCCAAGGAAAGCGAAGATAGATGTTAGTACCAGTACCATTATCTGCATACTCACGGCGATTAATAACTTTAGCCACGAAATCATCATCTGAAAGGGCATAATCACCCTTTTCAGCATCTTTCCAGTATTTATACTCAATACCATGCTTTTTAGCTTCATCAGCACGGTATATGGTATAAGTAGTATGGTCTGTATCACCTTTATGCTTGATATTGATTGTGTACAATTATAATTGAACTCCTTCGTCAATCAATCTTAAATTCCCCAAAACATATCTCCTAAATTTTCTTTGCCAATCCAGTTTCCAACTTCACCTTGAAGGGTGCCTTTGCCAGTCTGTTTAAAACTCCCTTCAACTCTTTTCAATTCATCAGACATTCCAACCATTCTTTTCGTTCCACTATGAACTTTATTAGGGTCACCCCCAAATCTTCCAGCAAATTCTTGTGCTTCAGTTAAATTGGCCCTCGGCTTATTATGACTAACTACTTTTCCTTGTAAATTAATACGTCCTTTATGGAAGAATCCACCACCGCCTTGTCCAACATAAGGCATCCAGCGGTCTTTACGAGAAGCACCATGAGGCCCACTAGTTCCAGAAGACTTATAAAAAGGTTGATGGCTAACAGTTCCATCAGCATTTCTTACAGCTGCAGTAGTTACTTGCCTTGTCTGGCCACCAGATGTTATTTTAAATGTCTTACCACTAGGGAGAAAATCACCTACATTTTTACCTAGGTTTTTTACATTTGCAATATTACTAGGTGTTAATAGATTCTTACCCTTTTTAACTAAACCAAGCAAACTTTTAACACTCATTAAAGGGCTAAGAGCTAAATCAGGAGCCATACCTTCATCCACATTTTCTTCCATCCATTGGTCCTGATATTCCCTATTTAACTGCCCTACCGATTGTTCAGTAAGTTCTGTAGGGTTCTCAGATATATTACTTGCCTGTAAGTTTCCATATGAACCGGTAGAGAGAGGATTGGCATATTTCATCATACCCTCTAAGTTAATACCACCATTGTTCTTATGAATACTTGCCATTAATTCTTCCGGAACCTAAGTGCATGCAACAGTTCAGATACAGAATCCATTAAAGGTAAGGGTTCTTCAGGTTTAGCGGGATTAACCCTTTGATGAGGTATCTTATGCTTATCTAAAGCTTTTTCCATAGCAAGTCGATTAGAACTAAGCTTAGTATTAGCAGTATGTCGACTACTAGTAAATGCCTCAGGGTCAAACTTCTGCTGATATTCACGTTGAAGCTTTCTTATATATTCTTTGACACTAGAATTGCTAGATTCAAGAGCTTTTCTATAAGCCTGAGGATTCCGTATCTTTTTTCCCCATTTAGTTACCCACTTTCCTGGCCTTGGATTTTTCATAATTTCTTTTGGGTCTACAATATCCGCATAGGCGTTAGATATTCTCTGTTTAAGAGAGCTAGCTCCCTTCTCCAATAATTGTCGACCTCCAGTAGCTGCAGCCTTAGATACTCTACCTATAGCAGCACCAGGAAAAGCACTCTCCATAGCTATATCCATAAGAGTTTGTTGACCTTCATCAGTTTCCATAAAGGGGGTAGGCCCTATAGAACCAATATCAAATGCAGTTTTAGCTTTATTATCAGCAAGTATCTCATCTATATTATCATGAGCTACTCCTGTAGCATCAGCATCTGCATAATTAAATTTTAACAAACCTTCCATCATATAACCGCTCCTGGATAATAGTTCATAGATTGCTGAAAAGACTTAATCCTCTCATCAGCTTGTGAGTCGGGGCCTGCCCAGTGGTATTTAGCCCACCAAATAGGCAAATCCTTGTATGTCAAGTTCTTGAATGAAGCCTTCGGATGGTATCTTACATTACCCATAAACAGCATATTCTGCCCTAAACTAGGTATTTCACTAGCATCTACCCCAAACTTGGTAGATATCTTAGTCCAATCAGGGGCATCTATCTGATTGTGTTTAAACCACCGTAATAGCCTGTTCATGGCTGTTTCTCCACCTTCACTGGGTCCTAGTTCGAATTGGAATAATCCTCTGCCAGGGCCACCTCCTAGTTGCTTACACTGTGGGTCCCTTCTAGATTCATGGTAAGATATGCGGTCCATTATTTGTTCTATGAACTCAGCAGTCTGCTTATAGCGTTCACTTATATTGACCAGCATCTGGGTATACATTTGGTCTAATTCATCCATAAAGCCTCTCATTTGAACGTAATAACACCACAGAATGTAAGGCTAATTAGCTATATAAAGCAATAACTTTAGAAAATTAGTCACTACTACGTAGCTTAGTTATGCTTAGTATACACTGCTAGTTAAAGATAAGTGGCTACGCAGTATACGTAGCAATAACTACGTAGTCCTTCTACGTAGTAAACCTTACTTAGCTACTTATTAGTATATACTACGTAGTAAAATAACCCATTTACCTATATAAGTCAAGAAAAATTTTAAAAAAAATTTATTCTTTTACCTCTTTATAACGAGAAAATACCCAAACACCTATGTTTATGGCGCCAATGCCGAAGAGATGATAACCTCCCCCTGCTGAATACAAATATAAGTTCATAAAGCCTACGACTAAGTTAGTCCATCTAGCAAACTGAAACAATTCGCCTTTATTTATTAAGCCTCTCATAGTGTAATTTAAGGAACCTTGACATATCTTGACGTGAGGTAGAACAAAATCTCAAAAATTAGACGTAGAATGGGTGTACGTGATATACACACCTCCCCACCCGTCGAAAATCACGGGCGTGGGGGTCAACTCTTGTTGAAAACTCTATTGGGTTGACCCTCGTTCGTTACCTCACGACATCGCATCCGCTCTGCCACTGGTGATTGACGACGTGTCTGGTCGGTACTGCCCCCTCTCGCCTTGCAGGCTCAATGTGCACTTGAACCTGTGACTATAATAGATGTACTATTATGTCCACCCGTGCACGCTCTAATAATCTTATTAATAAGGAGAAACATCTTATGAACAAGAAGTTATTTATCGCTATGGTTACCTTTATGCAGGGCATAAACCCATTACAGATGAAATCAGGGAAGAAGCATCCTGATGGTACACCTATAATGGTAGGTAAACCTCCACGTAAAGCTAACCCTAAATCGAAGATTAAGGGTTTCTTTATACATAATCCACTCCCATTCACACTCGCCGAGTTAAAGCCTCTCGTCGAAGCCGTCAATGAAGACTGGATTATTCGTGAATCACCAGCGCAAGTGAAAGATAACAAGAGTTATCCTCCAATGCTCTGGGTCGGTCAAGACTTTCCACAAGATACCGTGGATGACCTATTCGAATACGCAAGCGATATCGATTAGTCAACAGTCTATCCCAACTATGCCTCCGCACACCGCGTGTGGGGGCATATCTCTTTTTTACTACACATTAACGTACAACAGCAGGCGTTATGTGACCTAATTTACTTTGCGCATCCAGCAGACATCGGATGAATGATATCCACTTCCCGAGAACAGAGTCCTTGCTCTTTAGTGAGGTGTAGGGTGCGCAATAATTTATCCGGATACCATCTAACCGCTGACTTGTGGCCTACATTG